ACGGACGGTAAGAGAGAAGTAGTATCTATTAGGCATATTGAAACTCAAGCGAATCCTGACAAAGGATATACCGAAAAACTATGGTATGGAGTATCAATGACTGGTTGGTTAGTATATGTTTACAATGGTGAGAATGGTATAGAGTACACTAAATGCTTTGATAGCAATGATATCTTTACTACATTATCCCAATATAAATCTAAATTTGCTTAGTGAAAAAAGTTATCCACATTTTTGGTGTTTGAGAAAACTACTTACTATTTATATGTAGGATAATATAAAATAAAATAAAATGGCAACACAGCAAAACACATCAAAGATTATTAGAAGTGTATCTTCTTCAAAGTACAATTTTACTCCAATATCAAACAATCTAATAAGAAATACTAATATTAGTTTGGAAGCAATAGGATTAGTTTCATTTATTATATCATTACCAGAGGATTGGGTGATATACAAAGGACAGGTACAAAGAGCCCTTAAAATGGGAGATTTAAAGTTTGATAGGATATGGAAAGAATGCGTAGGGGCTGGGTATATATCAGTAAAGAAACAAAGATTATCTAATGGTAGGTGGAAATATGATTACACTATAACTGATAATGTATCGGTAAGTGAAAATACCACAGGTGGAAAAGTGAGGGGTGGTAAACCGACCTCTATAATAAAGAAAGAAAAAGAAAATAAAGATAAAGAAAATAATATACAAGAAAATAATAACAGTATACCAGGTAACAGTGTCAGCTTATTTGCTGACATTTTTAATTCAAATACTTCTACTGAAGATATTTTAAATTATATAAACAATAAATAAGTTATGAAAAGTAATGAGGAATTAAATAAGAAATACAGTAATTTCTTTATAGTACCAGAAACTAAAATTGAAACTCAATTAGATTTAATACCAGCAGTAAGTGAAAGTATTGCTTGGGGACAAGCAAGACCTAAAAAAACAATAATGACTGAGGAAGAATTTGATAAAATATTTGGAGATATCAATTAATTTTCGTACCTTTGTCTAAACAATAAAACAATATGTTAGAAGTTAAAAAAACAAATGAGGGAGTTGTACTATCCCTATCCTTTCAGCTAGATAAAGAAGATGCTACTGATTTGATTAAAGAATTACAGGCGTATGTAGATAGACCTACATTCAAAGGAATTAAAGAATCATCAATTGATTGGGGTGCATATAATGAAGCTAAAGCACAAAATGAATCTAAGAATAAGTTAGCAGAAGAAATGAAAAGAGTTTTTGTTGATGTATTTGATGATGAGTATTTAGAAACTAAATTTGCTACAACATACAAATTAGATGCAATTAATAGAGAGGTTGAGATATTAAGAAAAAAATTAAATAAAAAATAATATGAACATAGATGAAATCTTAAGCAAGAAATCAAATGAAGTGACTAAAGAAGAAATGGCATTTGTATTTGAAAATTTAGATTGGGCTAAATTAGCAGGCGTGTACGCAGAGAATGTTGGTGATATAGATTTTGAAATACCAGCAGAAGAATTAAAAAACTACATTAGAGTAAATGAACCTAAGAAGGATAGTGAATAATATGTTACATAGTTTTATATTTATAATCAGTTGCGGTTTTTATTATTTGCCAAAATTTGTATTTTCCGCAACTATTATTCTATATACAACGGAGCTTGGTTTCTACCAGGCTCCCTTTTTATGTCTACTAAACTAAACTACTAATACTTATACACATATGGCAAAGATTCAAATTAAAGATTTAAACGGATTCCCTGACTATTATGCTGGGAGTGATGGATTAATCTACACAACAAAGAAAGCTCCTAGATACAACCCTAATGGAGATTTAAGGGTATTAAGACCTCGTACTCATCCATCAGGATATTTATACTATGGATTATTCGTAGGCATTGGCCCTAACAAACAAAGATTATGGAGAAGAGGTCATAGATTAGTTGCAGCTACATTCTTAGGTAAAATTCCTAGAGGATTAGAAGTAAACCATAAAGACGGTGACAAACATAATAATAATCCTAATAACTTAGAGTATATGACAAGACAACAAAACATTACTCACTATCATACAGTAACTAAACCAAATAGAAATGTGCATAATTAAATTAGGAAACATAGTAGATGGATTAATAAATGTAATCACATTAGGCTGGGGTAAAGATATTGCCGGATGGATAGCTAAAAGATTCTTTAACTTAGATGATTGCGGTTGTGAAGCTCGCCGTATATATTTGAATGAGCTTTGCGGATGTAATAACGGAATAAAATTATAATATGAAGATAGCATTATGTTTACATGGTTTATTCAATTCAGCTACTGATTCAACTTCGTTGGGTTTAGATGGTTACAATTATATTAAGAAGCATATATTAGATAAAGGAGATGTTGATGTATTTGTACACAGCTGGCAACCTGAATTAACAAATGTGATAAGCGATTTGTATAACCCTAAATTAGCACTATACCAACCACAAAGGGATTTTACTCAACTGATTAACGAAAGGGGCTTAAATGGATTAGGAATGGCTAGTAGACCACCATTCTCCGTTCTATCACACTTCTATTCAATTCAGCAAGCATTTGAATTGTTGGACAGCAGTAATGAAAAATATGATATAGTAATTAAAAGTAGATTTGATTTAGGTAGAATAAATAGAATAAGTGTTGAAGGGCATCCTACTCCAGCACAATTTATAAACTTTCAAACGGATATAGTAAACGATAAGTTATATCAAGCAGATTGGTTATCATTTAATGAGGGACCTTCAGACGTATGGTTCTATGGTTCACAATCTATAATGAAACCATTCTCTACAATATACAATGAATTAGAACCTGAATTTATAATGGGAAGTGATTACTCTAAATTTGCGGAAAGCTTTAGAGGTGTGAAAGATGATATTAGTAATGCAGTTATCTTTTATAAATGGTGGATGATTAAGAATAACTTATGGGATAATACAATTAAATTAAAAACAATATGGGAATAGAAAACGAAAGCTCAGTAGATAAACACATAAAATTTCTAAAGAGCATAGGAGGATTAAAAGATGTAGAGATAACTCCTGAATTAAAAAAACAAATGGCAGAAGATTTAGAAAGATTTTGGAGAGAGACTCCATTAGACCAAATAGCACAATTAGGATAATATGGAAAACAAATACGCACCATTTACGGAAGTAGAATTCAAAGAGTTAAAAGAACATTTAGAAGGAATTAAATCTTTCCTACCTGAGCATCTAATGGGTACTCTATGGTCTAAATGTAATATGATAAGAGGTGAACGAATAAATCAACCATGTAGTTGTAAATCATCTGCTGGGTTATGGGGAGCATGTGTTGCAGACTTGAGACAATTCGTAAGAGAAAGAGATGCAGAATAAGAGATTAGAAAATACAAAACGATTAGAAGTTCTGTATAGAGAATCGCATCAATGGCTTATAGCAGCTACATTCAATATTGTAAAGGATAAAGATGTGGCTGAAGATTTAGTTGGAGAATTATATCTTTACTTAGGAGAACGAATCAATCCTTCTCTATGGTGGGGACAATCATTCAATGTAATGTATTGTTACGCATTTCTTAAAAGTAGATTCCTAAACAAAGTAAAGAGAGATAAGAAGATACAATACCAAGCTCAAACGGAATCGGACACACCTGATGATGAATACGATATAGATACAGATGAGAAGATAGATAAAGCATACAATGAAGTAATAGATGAGCTAAAGAATATGGAAAGGACCAAACTATGGCCAGCATCTAAATTAGCACAACTATATTTCTTTAGTGAGGAGAAGATGACATTAGAAAAGTTATCAGCAGAAATTAAGATATGCAAATCCACATCTTTTACACAAATCAAAAGAGCTAAGAAACATTTAAGGGAAACAATAGACAATCCATTCAGGAATTAGGTTCTTCCCTATTATAACCTAATCCTGAGGTGCTTCACTACAAAGGTGGAGGTTTGTGTTAGATTATAAGAAATCATTTAAATAATGGAAAATAATGGCTAAGTTTGAAAAAGGACATCAATTAAGTAAGGGAAGACCAAAAGGAGCAGTTAATCGTTCTACGGAGATGGTTAAGCTTTCAATAGCAAGAGCAGTGGATAATACTCTATCAACCCTATCAAAAGATTTAGAGGAGATTAAGAAGAAAGACCCACAAGCTGCATTAGAATTAGCATTTAAGCTATTAGAATATACAATACCTAAGTTGAGTAGAACCGAAGTGAAAGCAGAGGTGAACCAACGAATAGAGCAGATTACCGTCAATGTAACTCAAAAGATATTAGATGAATCTGGAAATTAATACAACCATTACATACACAAACCAGAATGATTCACCAACAAGGATAACACATCATATTGGAGGAACTCGTTCAGGCAAAACATACGCATTACTTCAATGGTGTATCGTTAAAGCATTAGAAGGTAAAGAGATAATAACAATTGTTCGTAAGACATTGCCATCAGCAAAGAGAACAGTTATGAAAGATTTTAAAGATGTAATGCAATTACTGGATATATGGAATGAGAATGATTTTAATATTAGTGATAGGATATACACATTCTATAACGATTCAATAATACAATTTATTTCAACCGATGATGCTGAGAAGCTAAGAGGATTAAAATCAACAATACTTTGGTTAGAGGAAGCAAATGAGATAGATGAAGAATCATACTTCCAGCTACAAATTCGTACAACAGGTCCAATCATATTAAGTTATAACCCTACTGTATCGCCATATCATTGGATAAGAACTATGGGTGATTGTAGCAGATTCTTTACAACATATAAGAACAATCCTTATTTAGATACCACAGTTAAGAAAGCAATTGAGGAATTAAGAATATCAAATCCAAAAGCATGGAAGGTTTATGGTTTAGGTGAATGGGTAGGTAATGAGAAAGCTATCTTTGAATTTACTCAAATAGAATGGTTGCCTGAAGATGCTGAGTTTATAGCATTTGGTTTGGACTTTGGATATAGCTCAGACCCTACTGCATTGGCTAGCATTTGGAAATATAATAACGAGCTATACATTGTAGAGCATTGTTATGAAAGAGGAATGGTGACAAACGATATAGTGACTATGTTGAAAGGAGTAGTGAAAGGTAGAGAGGAGATATGGGCGGATAGTGCAGAACCAAGATTGATAGAAGAATTATATAGAGAAGGATTTAATATAAAGCCGGTAATCAAAGGAAAGGATAGTATTAACTTTGGTATTCAGGTAATGCAGAACTATAAGATAAACATTCCTAAAACATGCCAAAATCTAATCAATGAGTTCTATTCGTATGAGTGGAGTAGTGATAGATTCGGTAAGCAATTAGATAAACCAATAGATTTTAATAATCACTTAATAGATGCAGCTCGTTACGCTTCAATGATGAGACTATCAAATAAAGCAACAGCTGCCGGTAAATATGTAATATCAGTACGATAAAATAAATAATATGGAAAAAGAATTTGACATTAACAATCCTACTCCTCAAGACTTTTTGGAGATGGCAACATATGTAGCTCATGTGGAAAAAGAAAGAATTGCTATGTTTGAAGAATTAAAGAAGACTAAGGCTTACTTAAGTGCTACCTTACAACAAAGGAATTCAGCAGAAATGAAATACAAAGCACTATTAGAACAAAAGACACAACCAATAGTTCCATTGACTGAAGTGACTGTTATTAATACTGCATTAGATTTAGTAAACCCAGAACAATGGGCAGTACCTAAAGGAAAGGTAATTACAACACCAAAATCAAATAAGATATAATGAAGCAAGAAATTAAAATAGAAGTACCTACTAAATGGAGTGCAGTAACTCTAAGCAAGTATTTAGCCTTAAGAAAGGATTTGGAGACATACGTTGGTGAAGAAGAAGCTATAACGGCTTGTTTATTTCATCACCTATGCGATTTCCCATTAGAATATATACAGCAATTGAATATAGATACATACATTGCTATTAGATAAGATTTAATTAATTTCTTTAACAATGTAGATTTACCTCTACAAAAGTTTATTACAATAGATGGTGTAGAGTATGGGTTTGAGCCTGATTTAAGTAGAATGGCGTATGGTGCTTATGTGGATATCAGCAAGTATGAAACGTTTGAGATAAATGAGAAGTGGGCTGAGATAATGAG